ACAGAGTGGAGTGTAGATAACAATAAACATCCTTCAGCTTATGCAAGTTCTTTAAGTTTTAATGGAGTAAGTGATAGGGTTGAAATTCCAAATTTACCTACTCTTTTTAATGGTAATAATATTTTTTCAATTTCTTGTTGGGTAAAAAGAACGACTAATACTGGAACTTTTGTTTGTGCTTGGGGAATGGGAGGTGGCGGAGGTCAAGCATTGTATGCTATTGCAAGTGGTGATAGTTTAAGAGTTGAAAGAGGACTTACATCGGATGTTTATATTAGCAATTTTTTCCCTTTAAATGAATGGGTAAATCTTACAACAGTATTTGATTCTTCAACAAATGTAAAAATTTATAAAAATGGAAGTTTTATTCAAGATGTAACAGTTTCCGCTACTCCTACCTACGCCTCAAATATTAAATTTTATATAGGTAATGGTATAAATGTAGGTTATGGACTAAGGGGTAATGTTTCTAATCTTGCTATTTGGAACTCTGCTTTAACATCTCCACAAGTAGCAGAAATTTATAATAATGGAACTCCCTCTAATCTATCAAGTCACTCAGCTACTTCTAACCTTGTTTCTTGGTTTAAGTTAAGTAATACAACTACAGGTATTGAAGATTCAAAAGGTTCTAACAACGGAACTAACAATGGAGCTACTGAATATGCTGGCTTTGTTAATACATTAGTTGGCGATAGCTCAGGAATGTCTCAATCAAACCTTGTTCAAAGTGACTTACAAACAGTTGCACCTTATAGTAAATATGCTTTAGATTTTGATGGAGCAAGTGGTGATTATATAGATTGTGGAGATAGTGATGACTTTAGTTTTACAAATGGTTCAGGTCAGGATTTGCCATTTACATTGTCTGCTTGGGTTAATATGGATGATGCTTCAAGTTTTAGAATAATAACTAAATATGGAACTAATACAGAATGGTATTTATATACAACTGGAAGTGATATATTAAGATTTAGAACTTATGATTCGGCAAATAGTAGTTATATAGGAAGAGGATATTCTACAGCTATGACATCTTATCAAAACCAATGGATTCATATTGTAGGAACTTATGATGGTAGTGAAGCAAATTCTGGTTTTAAATTATACATAAATGCAACAAGAATAGATGACACAGATGTTGGAAGTGGAACTTATAATGGAATGGTAAATTCTACTGAAACTGTTAAAATTGGTAAAATGACAGCTTCAGATGTGACAAACGGCAAGATGTCAAACTGTTCAATCTGGAACGCTGCTTTAACATCTTCGCAAGTTGGAGAAATTTACAACGAAGGCCTCCCTAGTAATTTAAATTCTCACTCTGCATATTCTAATCTAGTTTCTTGGTGGCAGTTAGGTGAAAATAGTAGTTTTACTAATAATTGGATATGCGCAGATGAAAAAAGCAGCAATAACGGAACTTCTGCAAATATGGGTGTAGACGCATTAACAAACGGCGTAGGTACAACAGCTAATGGAACCTCAACTGGAATGGCGGTTGGAGCTTTAGTAGGTGACGCGCCATATAGTGATGCAAATGCAGTATCAAGTGGGATGGCAGTTACAGCTAGAGGAACAGATGTACCACCTGGTATTGAAGTAGACTTTTTAGTCATAGCTGGAGGTGGTGGTGGTGGTAGTGACCCTGGTAGCGGCTGGGGTGGCGGTGGTGGAGCCGGAGGCTACCGTAATTCCTACAATAATGAAACTTCTGGAGGCGGTAGTTCTGCTGAAAACAACTTATTATTATCAGCCAACACAAATTATACAGTAACAGTTGGAAATGGTGGAGCTGGTGATACAAATGGCCAAGATTCTGTATTTGCTACTATAACATCTGTTGGTGGTGGAGCTGGTGGAGCGTCTCCAACTGACCCAGCTAACAATGGTGGTTCAGGTGGTGGAGCTGCAAGAAACAATATTGGTGGAAATGGCACAGGTACCGCGAATCAAGGTTTTGATGGTTCTGCTACTACAAGTGTAGCTAAAGCTGGAGGTGGTGGTGGAGCTGGCTCCGCGGGTGGCTCAGGTGTTGGCTATGGTTATCCTAACTCTCCTGATGCAGATGGTGGTATAGGTTTAGAGTCTTCAATAACAGGAATCGCTGTTAAGAGAGGTGGTGGAGGTAGCGCACCTTATGGTGGTGCTGGAACTTGGGGTGGCGGTGAAGCGCCAGATGGTGTCGTATCAAGCTCAGGAACACCAAACACAGGTGGTGGTGGAGCTGGAAAAAGAAACAGCGGTACTGGAGCTTCAGGTGGTTCAGGAGTTGTAATATTGAGATATTCAAATTTAAAAACTATTACTGTAGGCTCAGGACTAACAACTACTGGAGAACAATCTGATGGTGATAATAAATACATAGTGTTCACAGCTGGAACTGGGAATATTTCTTTTAGTTGATAAATCGTAAAAAATATTAACTTTGTAAAAAACAAAAAAATGGCAACAACTTATGTAGTAATTAACCTATCTGACACGAACTCAGTTCTATTTAGTCAGGTGAACCAATCTTCTGCTCAAACAATGAGAAGAAATGTAGCAAACACTCAAGGAGTTTTATCGTTTCAGGTAGAGCCTTCTTTTATCACTAACGGGTCGTTAGTTCCAGTAGGGACTTATACTCACGAAGAGATATTAGTTTTACTAGCTACTCCAGAATGGACACCTACAGACCCTGAGTAGTGACTTATAAAAAAAAGATAACAACAAAAAGACCTGGGGTACATTCTAAAAATGCATCTAAAGGGCAAACGGCATACAAACCAAAATATCGTGGTCAAGGCAGATAATATGGAGGAAACTATCTTAATAGCTTTGGTTTCAGCGCTTTGAGTCAAGGAGATATGGAATATAATTAAAAAGAAGATTGACATCAACGCTAAAAAAGAAGATGATCAAATAGGTAGACTTACGGAAAAAATTAGCAGCCTAGAAGTAAAGATAGATGAACTCATTCAAGAAAACCTCAACCTTAAAGTAAAGGTGGCTAAGATGGAAGAAAGAATATTATTAACAGCTAAAAACAGAGTAAAAAAATGAAACTATCTAAAAATCTATCTCTTGCTGAAATGCTTAAAAGCGGCACCGCTAGCAGAAGAGGTATAGACAATAGTCCTACTGAAGAACATATTGAGAATATGAAAGTATTTGCTGAGAAGATATTTCAGCCGATTAGAGACCATTTTGGAGTTCCTTTCAACATTAGTAGTGGTTATCGTTCAGAAAACCTTAATAAAGCCATAGGAGGTGCTCATAAGTATATAGATGGTGAGTATGTAGCTACTTCACAACATTGTAAAGGAGAGGCTGTAGATTTAGATAGAGATCACACTACCGACCCTAATAATGCTGAGGTGTTTCATTATATAAAAAATAATTTAGACTTTGATCAATTAATTTGGGAGTTTGGAACAGAAGAAAATCCTTCCTGGGTTCACGTAAGTTACAACGTAGACGGAAAACAAAGAGGTCAAATACTAGTGGCCTATAAAGACGATAATAACAGAACCAAATACAAAGTCTATGGAAGAGAAAATTAATCAGCTTTTACAAGGTCAGGCTGTAATGCAAAATCAGCTAAAAGAAATTAGCAAGCAAAAAAACGACCACGAAAAAAGAATCAGAAGTTTAGAAAAGAAGTTCTGGACATCCATAGCAGTGCTTTTAACAGGAATAGGAACATTTATAGAAGGTTTATTTTTACACAAATGATAGAAGAAAAAACAGAATTTCAAAAAATGCTAGAAAAATTAGAAAACAAACCAGTTCCAGAAAGAACGTGTGACATACACGATGAAACTTGTGAAAGCTGTTCAGGATGAAAAAAAAACTCAAAGACACTAAGTTAGGTCAATTTCTAAAAGATAAAGCACCAAAAGTATTAGACATTGTTGGAGACGTTTTGCCTTCGTCTGGAACCTTGGGAATTGTAAAAAACATTATACAAAAAGACCCTGATTTAACACCAGAAGAAAAAGACCAAATTCATCAGCAAGTAGTAGAGCTTTACAAATTAGAAGTAGATGATAGAGACTCAGCTAGAGAACGAGAAGTTGAGTTAGCAAAAGCAGGAAAGTTTGATTTAATGTTTAATTTAACAGGTTTGGTTGGGTTGACTTGTTTTTCTTTCTTAGTTTATGCCATTGTTTACTTACAGGTTCCTGAACATAATAAAGAAATTTGGATCCATCTAATTGGGGTAACAGAGGGAATCGTGTTGAGTATTTTCGGTTATTTCTATGGTTCTTCAGCATCAAGAAGAAAATGATTATCTTTGTAAAGATAAATTAAATCAAATGAAATTAGAAGAAAAAGAATTAAAATCTTTGAGAGATTTAAACTCGGAGTTTCAATCACTTAAAGTACAATTAGGAGAGCTGTCAATACAAAAAAATTCAGTTCTTAAAAGAGTCGATTCAATAAGAGTTGAATTTGAATCACTTGAAAATGAATTAATAAAAAAATACGGAGAAAAGTCTGTAATTAACTTAGAACACGGAACAGTAACACAAAAAGAAAATGGCTAAAATAAGTAACACTACTAACTATCCAACTAAAGGAAGTCCTGCAGGTACAGATTATGTAATAGGTACTGATGCATCGTCTAAAGAAACTAAAACTTTTACCTTACAAAGTATAGCTAATTTATATGCAGGATCTGGTTCAGGTACAGTTACTAGTGTTGGCTTAAGTGGTGGAACAACAGGTCTTACTATAACAAGTGACACAACAAGTCCAATAACTACAACAGGCACATTTACTATAGGTGGCACTTTAGCAACAGCAAATGGAGGAACTGGCTTAACATCTATTGGAACAGCAGGTCAAGTATTGAAAGTTAATTCAGGTGCAACGGGATTAGAATGGGGAGCTGGAGGAGGAACTACGTATACAGCAGGTGATGGTTTAGATTTAACAGGTTCTGAATTTAGCACTGACTTAAAATCTAATGGTGGCTTAGTTATAGAATCAACAGAATTAGCAGTAGATTTAGGAGCTTCTTCAATAACAGGAACCCTAGGTGTTGCAGACGGAGGAACAGGAGCTACTACCTTAACCACAGGAAATGTACTGATAGGAAATGGAACTTCTATTAGTTTTTTAAACACAGCTGTTAAAGGAACAATGTTAGTTGGTGAAGCAGGTGCAACTTCTGCATTAGCTGTAGGTACTGATGGTCACGTTTTAACCGCAGCTTCTACAGAAGGTGTAGGAGTAAGATGGACAGCAGCAACAGTTGATGCCTCTAATATTACTGGAACTTTAGCAGTTAGCAAAGGTGGAACAGGTGCCACTACTCTTACAGGTGTATTAAAAGGAAATGGAACAGGCGCTATAACTGGATCTTCTTCTATAGGAGATTTATCTAATGTATCTTTTCCACCATCTACCAACGATGCATCAATGTATATTGGTAATGGAACTCCTAGTGGAATAGTTGGAAGTCCTACCAAAACAACTGCAGTGGGCGAAGGAGCAGGCTTTGCTACCACTACAGCGTCCCGTAATACCTTAATTGGAACTAATGCAGGATTAAGTGCAACAACAGGAAGTGATAATACATTAATGGGTTCTGATTCTGGAGATACTTTAACTATAGGAGCTGGCAATGTAATACTAGGTTCGGGTGCTGATACTAATGCTAATAATGTTAATGCTGGTATTGCAATAGGAAAAAACACTATAGTAAGCACAGGTTCTATAGCTATTGGAGATGGTGCTCAAGCAACAGGATCAAGTGCTGGTATTGCAATAGGAAGAGGAGCCGCTACTACAAACAACAGAACTGCTCTAGGAAGTAGTTCATATCCAGTAAAAACAGGCACACCAGTAGACTCCGAAGCACCAGCAGGATATATTGAAATAGAAATTAACGGAGATGGCACTTCACGATATATCCCTTATTATACCTAAAAATATTTAAAATCAAATGAAATGGAAATTAGGAAAATATCAATTGGTCCTGACTATAAGTCTGGGGCTATGCACTACCTTATCGGGCAAGATGTTCTAGGGGGTAATTATACCATACATCATATAAGACAAGAAAAAAATTGTTTTAAAATTTGGATTATTAGAGACAATGAGATTGTTCTTTGGAAAAGTTTTAATGCAACTATCCCCGTATCTATAGAGTATAATATTAACTTTTAGTATGAAGTCACCTTTTGGTTTTATCGTAACACCAGTGAAAAATACCAGGTACGATAATGTAAAAAAAATAGGAGATATTAACTTTATCACTAGTTCTTCTAAAGAAGACCACACCGTATCTAATCGTTTTGCTAATGTAATATCTACTCCAATAAATTATGATGGTGACATAAAAGTAGGAGACATATTAGTAGTTCACCACAATGTATTTAAATATTACAACGATATGAAAGGCCGAGAAAGAAGTGGTAGAAGTTTTTTAAAAGACAACTTGTTTATAGTAGAACCTACTCAGTTTTTTATGTATAAGCAAGATGGTCAATGGAAGTCACACTTAGATTATTGTTTTGTAAAACCATTTTCTAAAGAAAAATCTGTTATATTTAATAACGATACTTATCAACCACTCACAGGAATTATTGAAGTTACTAATGACATACTTACTGAATTAGGTGTTAAAAAAGGAGATAAAGTTTGTTTTAAACCTGAGTCAGAATATGAGTTTAAAATAGATGATCAAACATTATATAGAATGAAATCTAAGAATATAACAATGACGTTATGAGTAAAGAAATTAAATTAAAAATAATTCAAGCAGGTAGAAAAGCAGTAGACCAACTAATTAAAGTAGCTGAAGAAAAGATTATTAAGCCTGACCCCGATGATGAACTAGCAGCAGACAGACTAAAAAATGCGGCAGCCACAAAAAAACTAGCCATCTTTGATGCGTTTGAAATATTAAATCGTATTGATGCAGAAGAAGAGGCTTTAAACAGTGTAAATAAAACTAGTACTAACCAAGGATTTGCAGAGAGAAGATCGAAATAGTTTATATAAAGTCGTACAGGATATTGTACCAAAAACAGCTATGGCTAAGAAAAATAAAGCCAAAAACTGGGAATATGGTTACAATGAAAAGTATGATATTGTAGTTATTTCTAAAGATGGAACACTAGGTGACATTTACGAGATTCAAGGATTAAAAATAGGGCTACCTAAAGCACCATCTAAATATTATTCTAATAAGGAAAAATGTTGGCAACCTTTTGAGTATCCTAAAGCATTATCTAAAATAAAGTCTATATTTCAGTGGAATGAAATGCCGTCTTCATTCAAAGACGCTTGGGTAAATTATATAGAGCAAGAGTTTGATAGAAGAGAAGAAGGTTTTTGGTTTGATAATAATAATGTGCCTACTTACATTACAGGTACTCATTATTGTTACTTACAATGGACTAAAATTGATGTAGGACATCCTGAATTTAGGGAAGCTAATAGAATATTCTTTTTATTTTGGGAAGCTTGCAAAGCAGATAAAAGAAGTTTTGGAATGTGTTATTTAAAAATAAGACGTTCTGGTTTTTCATTTATGGGCTCAGCAGAAACAGTTAATACCGCCACCATATCTAAAGATGCTAGAGTAGGTGTACTATCTAAAACGGGTACTGATGCTAAGAAAATGTTTACAGATAAAATAGTTCCTATATCTAATAATTATCCGTTCTTTTTTAAACCTATTCAAGATGGTATGGATAAACCAAAGACAGAATTATCTTATCGTGTTCCTGCTAGTAAGATTACTAAAAGAAATATGTATCTTACTGATAATCAAGAACTTGAAGGTTTAGATACTACTATTGATTGGCGTAATACTTCTGACAACTCTTATGATGGTGAGAAACTACAACTACTTATTCACGATGAAAGTGGTAAGTGGGAAAAGCCTGAAAACATACTAAATAACTGGCGTGTAACAAAAACTTGTTTGAGATTAGGTAGTAAAATTATTGGTAAGTGTATGATGGGCTCCACATCAAATGCATTAGATAAAGGAGGTAATAATTTTAAAAAACTATACTATGATTCTGATGTAAAAAACAGAAATGCTAATGGTCAAACTAAATCTGGTTTATATTCTTTATTTATTCCTATGGAATGGAATTTTGAAGGTTATTTAGATAAGTATGGTATGCCTGTTTTAAATACCCCAGAAAGAGCTATTCAAGGAAACGATGGAGAGTATATTACTACAGGATCTATTAATTATTGGGAGAATGAAGTAGAGTCTTTAAAAAATGATGCTGATGCACTTAATGAATTTTATCGTCAATTTCCTAGAACAGAGTCTCACGCATTTAGAGACGAAAGTAAACAATCGTTATTTAACTTAACTAAATTATACCAACAAATAGATTATAATGATGGTTTAATTAAAGCAAGGTATTTAACACGAGGTAGTTTCTTTTGGGAAAATGGTGTTCAAGATTCTAGAGTAATATGGAGTCCAAATAAAAGTGGTAGATTTTTAGTTAGTTGGCTTCCTAAGCAACAATTACAAAACAGGAAAGAACAAAGAAACGGAAGGTATTATCCTGGTAACGAACACCTTGGTTCTTTTGGCTGTGACAGTTATGACATCTCTGGAACAGTAGGAGGAAAGGGGTCTAATGGAGCTTTACACGGAATAACTAAGTTTCATATGGATGATGCTCCAACCAATGAGTTTTTTTTAGAATATGTAGCCAGGCCACAAACAGCAGAGATATTTTTTGAAGAAGTATTGATGGCTTGTATATTTTATGGTATGCCTATACTTTGTGAAAATAACAAACCTAGATTACTATATCATTTTAAAAACAGAGGCTATCGTGGGTATTGTATGAATAGACCTGATAAACAATTTAATAAACTATCTAAAACAGAAAAAGAGCTGGGTGGTATTCCTAATACTTCAGAAGATGTAAAACAATCTCACGCTTCAGCTATTGAATCTTATATAGAAAAATATGTTGGTTTAGATTTATCAGAACAGTTTAGACCAATGGATGAAATGGGTTCAATGTACTTTACAAGAACTCTAGAAGATTGGGCTCGTTTTGATATTAATAAAAGAACTAAATTTGATGCTACAATTAGCTCAGGCCTAGCTATTATGGCCAATCAAAAACATTTATATACTCCTGTCAAAAAAGAGTCAAAAATAAGCATTAACTTTGCAAGATATGCTAATAAGGGGAATTTAAGCGAATTACTAAAATAAATGAAAGACGTTGAGATATTACTAAACCCCGCAGGTTTTCCAAATCAATTTGCCACTGATGCTGAAAAAGCAACAATGGAGTATGGATTACAGGTAGGTCAGGCCATTCAGTATGAGTGGTTTAGAAAAGGTGGAGGTAGCTGTAGATATTATAGTCAACTCCAATCTTTTAATCAATTAAGAAGATATGCAAGAGGTGAGCAATCAGTAGCTAAATACAAAAATGAATTAGCTATTGACGGTGACTTATCTTATTTAAATTTGGATTGGACTCCAGTTCCCATCCTTCCTAAGTTTGTAGATATTGTTGTTAATGGAATGTCTAATAGATTGTTTCACGTAAAAGCATATGCTCAAGACGCTCTATCAAGTGAACATAGAAACAAATACCAGAAGTTAGTTGAAAGAGATATGCTTAATAAAGATATCTTCAGTGACTTCCAAGACTCTTTTGGTATCAACCCATTTATGACAGATGTAGAAGATCTTCCAGAAAACGATGAAGAACTGCAATTACATATGCAATTAAAATATAAACCATCTATTGAAGTAGCTGAAGAAGAAGCAATTAATACAGTATTAGAAGAAAATCATTATTTAGATATTAAAAGAAGAATAGATTATGATATGACTGTTTTAGGAGTTGGAATGGCCAAGCATCAGTTTTTACCAGGAAGCGGTGTTCAAGTTGATTATGTAGACCCAGCTAATGTTGTGTATAGTTACACAGAAGACCCACATTTTAAAGATTGTTTTTATTGGGGTGAAGTTAAAACAATGCCAATAGCAGAGCTTATTAAAATTGATCCTGAATTAACTAGAGAAGATTTAAAAAAAATATCTCAATATAGCCAGACTTGGTATGATTATTATAATGTAAATAGGTTTTATGAAAACACTTTATTTTATAAAGACACCGCTACGTTAATTTATTTTAACTATAAGACTACTAAAAAGTTTGTATACAAGAAAAAAATATTAGAAGGCGGAGGGGAAAGGATAATTGAAAAAGACGATAGTTTTAATCCGCCTGAAGATATGATGAAGGAGGGTAAGTTTGAAAGAGTAGAAAAAACTATTGAGGTGTGGTATGAAGGAATTATGGTAGCTGGCTCTAATATTTTACTCAAATGGGAAATGGCTAAGAATATGGTTCGACCTAAGTCAGCTTCTCAGCACGCAATGCCTAATTATGTGGCTTGCGCTCCAAGAATGTATAAAGGAAATATAGAATCATTAGTAAGAAGAATGATTCCTTTTGCAGACCAAATACAAATCACTCATTTAAAATTACAACAAGTAGTTGCTAAAATGGTTCCAGATGGTGTATTTATAGACGCTGACGGATTAAATGAAGTGGATTTAGGCACTGGTCAAGCGTATAATCCTGAAGATGCTTTAAGACTTTATTTCCAAACAGGTAGTGTAGTAGGTAGAAGTTATACTCAAGATGGTGAGTTTAACAATGCTAGAGTTCCAATACAACAACTAAATACTAGCAGTGGTCAATCTAAGATGGCTGCATTAATAGGAAATTATAACCACTACTTAGGAATGATTAGAGCAGTAACTGGATTAAATGAAGCTAGAGATGGATCAACACCTGACCCAAATGCGTTAGTTGGTGTTCAGAAGTTAGCAGCTCTTAATTCTAATACAGCTACTAGACATATACTAGAAGGTAGTTTATATATAAGTAGAACTATTGCGGAAGGATTATCACTAAGAATAGCTGACTTACTAGAGTTTGCTCCATTCAAAGAAGAGTTTGCTAATCAAATAGGAAAATATAACGTAGATAGAATAGAAGATATTAAAGATTTATATATATATGACTTTGGAATATTTATTGAAATAGCTCCAGATGAAGAAGAAAAAGCAATGCTGGAGCAGAATATTCAAATGGCATTATCTAAAAACGATATTAATTTAGAAGACGCTATTGACATTAGAGAGGTTAGAAACTTAAAAATGGCTAATCAGTTATTAAAACTTAAGAGAAAAAGAAAACAAGATGCTGATAGGGAAGCTGCAGCAATGCAACAACAAATGACTGCTCAAACTCAATTCCAATCTCAGAAGATGGCTTCGGACGCAGCAATGCAAAAGATACAGTTAGAGGGTGAAATGAAAATGAGATCAAAACAAGCGGAAATTGCTTTTGAAATAGAAAAGTTAAAAAACGAAGCTTCGTTAAAACAACAGTTAATGACTTATGAATTTCAACTTAATATGCAATTAAAGGGAGTTGAAGAATCAGCTATCAATACAAGAGAAACAAAAAGAGAAGAGGCTAAGTCTGAAAGGATTAGCCAACAAAATACTGAGCAATCAAAGTTGATTCAACAGAGGCAACAAAAATTACCTCCAGTTAACTTTGAATCAAAAGAAGACAGTTTAGATGGGTTCGATTTAGCAGAGTTTGAACCTCGATAAAATAAATAAAATAATTAGTAACTTTGCATAATAAAATCAAATTAAATGGAAATTAAAGTAAAAGAATACGATTCTGGACCTCAGAAGTCAAAAGCACAAGTAGAGGAAGAATTGTTACAAAAGCACGAAGCCGAAGTAAATGGTGAGAGTGTAGAAGAGAATAAGGTAGAAGCAGTTAGCATAGGTGAAACTAAAACAGAAGAACCTATTAAAACTGAAGAACCAATTAAAGAAGAGCCTGTAGTGGGGGAAAAACCACAAATGGGCGAACAAGAAGTTCTTTCATTTATTAGAGAGAAGTACAGTAAGGAAGTTAATTCTATTGATGACCTTCTTGCTAAAAGAGAGCAAGAAGAGTTACCAGCAGATGTAGCAACTTATTTACAGTACAAAAAAGAGACTGGTCGTGGATTTGAAGACTTTGCTAAAATCAATAAAGATTATAGTAAAGAAAGTCCTGATCAAGTATTATCTATGTATTATGCAGAGATGGAAGAGGGTTTAGATAGAGATGAAATAGACTATTTGCTTAACTCTAAGTTTGGAACTGACCCAGAAGTGGATTCAGAAGATGAAATTAAAAAGAAAAACATAGATAAGAAAAAAGAACTTGCAAAGGCTTTAAAACACTTTGAAGGTCAAAAAGAAAAATACAAAGTTCCTGTTGAGTCAATGGGCGCTAAAATTTCGGATGAAGACCAGCAAATGTTAAAAGCTTATCAAGAACAAGTGGAGAAATCCAAGGAAGCTCAAGGTTTAGCCCAAAAGCGATCAGAGAACTTTCAGGAAAACACCAATAAATTGTTTACTGAAGAATTTAAAGGTTTTAAGTTTAACATCAGTGATAAAGAATATGTTTATTCTCCTGGCGATTTCAACGAACTGAAGAAGTCTCAATCTGACATTATGAACTTTATATCAAGGTTTACTAATGATCAAGGAGAGATATCGGATGTAGTTGGATATCACAAGTCGTTGTCAATGGCAATGAATCCTGAAAAGTTCGCAAAGTATTTTTACGAGCAAGGGGTGGCATCAGCTGTTAATGAGTCTGCTAAAAAATCTAAAAATATAAATTTAGATATGAGGCAAACTCCGCAGGTGACATCTAAACAAGGATTTAGTGTTAAGGCTACGACACCCTCGTCTAGGCGGGGATTGACAATTAGGTCACCAAAAAATAAATAAGTTAAACATTAAAAACAAAAAACAATGAGTTTAAATATACCGGGGTTTGCTCTACAGCCAAGTGCTACTAGAGTACCAACCGCAACAAACTATATGACAAGTTTTGATTTTTTAAATCAATATTTGCCAGACACATACGAAAAGGAATTTGAGAGATATGGAAACAGAACTCTTTCTTCTTTCTTAAGAATGGTAGGTGCTGAGATGCCTTCTAATTCTGACCTTATTAAATGGGCAGAACAAGGTAGATTACACATTAAATA